GGCGGGCCAACTCGATACACTCGGCACGGCTGACGGCACATACCGCATTATCTCGATTGAGTGGCGCGGCGATTCTCGCGGCCAGGAATGGTATGCGACGATGATTTGCTATGGCGCGAAAACAGGAGCGCCGCCGATTAGCTCAACTGGCATTGTCGGTCAAAGTTCGGCTGGGGGGTAATCGTGGACATCCGCGAGAACATACTCGACGATCCAGAAGAGCCGCTGCGCATCGCGCTAGACGGCGCCCGCCGGTCGATCATGACGGCTATCCCTGTTCAGGTTACAGAAGACAGCGACGGCAAAACGGTAAAGCTGCGCAGCACAATCAAGGGACAGACAAAGGATAAGAACGGCAAGGTCACGCATGTCGATATCTCGACGTTCGAAGATGTGCCGATTCATTTTCTTGGCGGCGGCGGCGAGGACAAAAACTCTGTCGTCACAACGCACCCGATCAAAAAGGGCAAGGACAAGAAGACGGCTGACGAAGGTCTGGCCATCTTCACGATGCGCCCGCATGATACATGGTTCGAGAACGGCGAGATACAGGACGCGCAAGACCTGCGCATGCACAATCTATCGGACGCTGTTTTCATCCCCGGCCTGAGATCGAAGCCGCGCGCGCTGAAAAACATCTCGACGACATCGCATCAGGTTCGCAGCGTCGACGCTAAGCATACGATCGACCAACATCCTGCGAACGGGACGACGATTAAGTCTGTCGATAAGGATGACAAAGAAGAAGACCCGTTCAATAAGGCGAAGAAATTCTATCAGTCGACGGTTCATGGGAACGTTGGCGTCGGACATATCGCCAAGAACGATCAGACCTCGCACAGCTATGCGCTGACCCATTCCGGAGGGCACAAGCACGCCGTCAATAACGATAAGCATTATTCGGAAGTTCACCCGAGCAATGGCGTCAAGCATTCTGCTGATGACGGGAAAAGCGTCATCAAGCTAGATTCGAGCGGTATTTCTTCGAACTCCGATCACGCCATCACGCGCAGCGCGCAGCAAACGATTACCGATACAGCGCAGTCTCTCATTCACAATGGGCCGACAAACGTCAATGGGACGCTTGGCATAAGCGGTCTCGCGTCAATGGCCGGTGGGTTGTCGACAGGCGCGCTTGAGGTCGCGACGGATGCGAATGGCGGACTCGTTCAGGCGACGATGGGGCTGGAGGTCGGCGGCGTCAGCGGCGGGCTTAGCTTCGGGATATTGCCGCCTGACTTTGCCGACGACGTCGCCGCTGCGGCGGGCGGTGTTCAAATAAAGCACGTCTACCGCACAGGTAGCATTTTGAAAATTAGAGTGGCGTGATGAAAGAAGACGAAGACATCGCCGTTTTTGAAACTCGACCAATCTACAATTGGCGCCCAATAGATGATCTGGACGAAAGCGAAGGCGAATTCGTTTTCGGGGGGTCGTAATGCGATACAGGCGTCTAGACGAAAACGGCGACTATTCGTTCGGCAACGGCGCAAACGACTTCTGGCAAGACGAACCAGACGCCGTTGCGCAAGCAGTTCTGACGAGGCTGCATCTCTATCAGGGCGAGTGGTTCTTGGCCACCGCGGACGGGACTCCATGGGATACGCGCATTCTAGGCAAGCGCACAGATTCGACGCGCGATCCTGCGATCAAGGCGCGCATTCTCGGCACGAAGGGCATGAAAGAAATCTCGCTGTATTCCAGCAATCTCGACCGCGACGCGCGCGCGTTTACTGTCAATGCAAATCTGACGACCATCTACAGCGCGAGCACGATCGCGCTTAACGCCGTTCTAGGATTGCCCGCCTAATGGCCACGCCCATTTGTTCTATTGACCAGTTCGGCATTCACAAGCCGACATATGCAGAATGCTTGGATTATTTCCAGACGACGTTCAAAGGCATTTACGGACAAGATATTTATATCGATAATGATGCGCAAGATTTGCAGTTCTTGGCTCTTATCTCGCTCGCGCTCGATGATGTGAATGGTGAATCCGTCTCGGTTTATAATTCGTTCTCGCCCTCAACAGCGCAAGGCAATGGCCTATCTCGCGTCGTCAAAATCAACGGCATTAGAAAAAAAGTTCCGAGCGCGTCGACTGCGCTTCTGACCATCGGCGGCGTCGCCGGGACGGTCATTGATAACGGCATTGCCACAGACGTTAATGGCTTGCAGTGGATGTTGCCAGAAATCGTGACGATCCCGCTTGAAGGACAGACGCTCGTCACCGGAACATGCGCGACTATTGGCGCTGTGCGCGCGTCGGCGAATACCATCACTGGAATATTCACGCCGGTCATTGGCTGGCAGACCGTAACCAACACAACGGCGGCGACACTCGGCCAGCCGGTCGAGACGGATGCGGAACTGCGCATTCGCCAGTCAATCTCAACAATGATCGGCTCCAAGAGCATCTTCGACGGCATGCAGGGAGCGATCGCAGAAATCCCAGGCGTTGTGCGCTTCCGCGCCTATGAGAACGACACGACTTTTCCGAGCGCAGAAGGCGTGCCGGCTAATTCATTGGCATTCGTTATCGACGGCGGGATTCACCAATCCATCATCAATACAATCGGCCTGACTAAGCCGCCTGGCATTCCGACGTTCGGTTCTACTCAAGGAACGTTCACAGACCAATACGGCATCCCGCACTATCTCTATTATTCGCCTTTGGAAAAGGTCAACGTGACGTGGCAAGTGACGCTCACGCGACTTTCCGGATACACGACAGATGCGTCGAGCGCTATCGCATCGTCCTTAGCGACATGGACAAATGACGTCGGCATCGGCAACGGCATTCAAGTCCATAAGGGCTACCTTCCGGCGCAGCTTTACGGCGCGGCGCAATCGAAAACTTTCAATGTTACCGATATCAAAGTCGCGCGCGACGGCGGAACGTTGCAAGCCGCCGACGTAAATATCTTGTTCGACGAAGCGCCCTACTGCGAGACATCATTTATCCATGTCATAGCGAATTAGCATGGCTGACATCGAAAAGTATCTTTCTCTTGTCCCGTCTTTTAACCGGAACAAGCCGAAATTCAGGCAAATGCTGCAAGAGACATTGCAGCCATTTGTCGACGCCCAAAACTTTATTGCGGAACTGCCTGGGCATTTTGACGTCGATGTCGCCATCGGCGTGCAGCTCGATGTAGTTGGCGACTGGGTTGGCGTAAAGCGAAGGTTGCCGATCCCGCTGCAGAATTTCTGGTTCTCCTGGGACACGTCTGGCAAGGGCTGGGACTATGGCGTCTGGGAGGACGGAGACGATCTTACGATAACGGGAATCGTCAAACTAGGCGACGACGATTACCGCGCGCTCATAAAAGCAAAAATCGCTGCGAATGGATGGAATGCGCTTGTCCCTGATGGACAGACCGCACTTGATGAATTCTTCGCCGGGCAACAAGGCGCACTGCCTTTTATCCAAGATCGCAAAGACCTCACGATGGCGATCTGCGTTGCAGGCAAGGTTCCTTCATTCATACGCATTGCATTGCTCGGCGGCGGATACATCAAGCTAAAACCGGCGGCGATTCAGGCTTACTACTTCATCACGTCAGTCGACGAAAAGCCGCTCTTCGGCTTCGACATGCAAAACGCCTATGTGTCCGGCTGGGGCATCGGCGCGTGGGGCGTGTCGCCAGAATATGTGATCGAACATAATGCGCCGGTTATCCCGCGCGCTGATTTCTCTCTCGCTCAAAATGGCTGGATGCTCGCAGCTTTGGGGATGGCGTAAATGGCGGCAAATGAACTCTTGACGTGGGCGACAGGCGTCGGCGCGAATGTATTTTCGTCGTCGGAGTTTGGCGCGCTCGCCGAACGTCAACAGGGCTCGCAGCAGGGCGTCGCGATATCGAAGTCGTTTAACAAGGCGTTGCGACAGGCGACGTTTAGCGCGTCGATGATCGGGCAATTTACGGCGGAATATTCCGGCTTAGACGTAATCGACGACGGAGATGTAGGCGCGTTCGAACAAAAGTTTATAGACGCTATTGTGAATTTAATTCGCACGCCTGTTGTAGGAGTTGACACAGGGACCGCTAACAACGTCAGCCTTGCAACAGTTAGCCCGTCAATATCGCATGTTCGATATGGGCTAGCTGTTTATGCACAAATTGCAACGGCGAACACCGGCGCGTCGAATATTACGATCGCAGGGTTCGGCCCGTTTCAGATTATTCGATCTTCGGGCGCGGCGCTTGAAGTGGACGACCTCGTCGCCGGCGGCTTCGCGCATATGGTTTTCGACGGATGGCGGTTCCAGTTGCTAAACTGGCAAGACCCCGGCGGCGTCGGTTCAGGAGGAACGCCTTCCGTCCCGCCGCCGCCGCCAATATCAAATCTGCAGCTCGCAGGACGGTTGCCAGTTTATGGCTCTGGTCGTTGGGTTTATTTCCGCGGCTCATATAACCTCGGCAATGAGTTGGAGTGGCTTGTCCCGCCAGGCGTCACGTCTATCCGCATTCGCGTCCTTAGCGGCGGCGGAGGCGGGACACCATCGCCGACTGGCGGCGGAACAGGCAATGGCGGCGGCGGCGGCGAATTCGCCTATGGCGTGTTTGCCGTAACGGCCGGGCAAACATTATTGATCCGCCCCGCTAATTGCGGCCACGAAGGATATTATAATGCAGCCGGACAATATAACGCTCCGCTCGATGGCGGCTCGTCCTACGCAAAAATTCTAGCCGGAGCGACGCTCATTACCGCTAATGGCGGCAAGAGCGGTGATCATGGAGGCGCGGGCGGGGACAATGGCGCTGGCGGCTCCTTCCGCGCCAAAGGAGGGAATGGTGGAGCCTCGGGAGGGCCAGGAGAAGTTATCGCCGGCGGCGGCGGCGGCGCCGGCTCACAGGCCGG